GGCTCGTTCCGGCAGTTCCGTTGAGGATCTGAGCGTTCTGCACATAGGAATTGCTGTTGCTACCGCCCGTCACGCTGCAATACTGAACGCCGTCGAATACAGTGAGTTGTCTGCAGTAGTTCCCGAATGTGTTGCCGTAGCAATCGTTCCCGAACGTGTTGTTATTACAACCGTTCCCGAATGTGTTGTAGTAACATTCGTTCCCGAATGTATTGTTGTAACATTCGTTCCCGAACGTGTTTTCGTAGCAATAGTTCCCGAATGTGTTGCCGTAGCAACTGTTCCCGAACGTGTTGCTATTACAACCGTTCCCGAACGTGTTGTATTGGAAGTAGTTCCCGAACGTGTTCCATCTGAAACCGTTCCCGAATGTATTTCTGTAACAGTAGTTCCCGAATGTATTGTAGTAACAATCGTTCCCGAACGTGTTTGCGCCGCAATTGTTCCCGAACGTATTTGTGTTGCAACTGTTCCCGAACGTGTTTTCGCTGCAACCGTTCCCGAATGTGTTGTTGAAGCAGAAGCTTCCAAAGGTGTTGTAGCAGCAATAGTCTCCAAACGTGTTGTTGAAGCAAACGCTACCGAATCTGTTGCCTACACAGAACAGGTCTCCTTCGGCATTCACAAATACGTTGTTAGGCAGATTGAACTTGCCTTTGAGGACGCCTTCCATCTTGTTCTGTCCGGCTCCACTTCCAGTTTCGTTCCAATAGTCACAATCGCACGCCAGCGAGGCGTCTGTCACGGTGCCGTCGTTGACCGACGAGAAGGTGTAGAACCACTCGGCGGTCTCGGTGTCAACGGAAACCTTTGGATTCTCAAGGCCCCAGCCTCCGACAACGGGATGGTCGCCGTCGTTGCTGTAGGCGTCTCCGTTGTGTCCGTTCTGAACGCTGGTGATCTCGAAGCGCTTGAACTGGATGTTCTTGAAGTCGTAGGGCAGGTCGTTGTCGAACTCGTCGATCATGCGCCAGATAACGCCCTTGCCAAACACCGGCTCGATGGTTCCGGCATCCGTGCATTGGGTGAGAACATTGGTGAGCGACTGGTCTGAATAGAGGTTGTCGCCCGCTTCGGGATTGGCTGCGGAGTAGCACTCGTTGCCCTCTTCGCCGTATTGCCACACCGTGTCGTTTTCGAGGATGGCGGTGCGCATGAGACGGATAGTACCTTCTTTTCCCGAAATCGTGACGTATGCGCCACCCGTGCCGTCGGCTGCCCATTCGAAGCGGTCTCTGTCGTTGTCGAGGCAATACTTCAGTCTCCAGGCTTCGAGTTTGCAGTTGGCGAAATAGTCGGCGGATCTGCTGCCCTCTTCTTCCAGCTCGCCAGGCGCGTCAATGACGTTTTCGTTGCTTTGTCCAGGATCTTCTTCCTGGGCGGCGGTACCACCGACATGGTGTGCCGCGTATGCTTCCTCGGAGAGGTGGCTGCCATCCAATGCAAGCACGATGATGTCGAACTGGTGGCCAGCCGACCGGGTTCCTTCCTGCGTGGTGGTGCATTCGTAGTCGGTGATGCGGTACCAGGTGCCGGGGACGAGCTCGCCGTTGTCGCGCAACGTCTTCAGTGCATCATAGGTTGTCGATACGGCGAGTTCAGCCGCTTCTCTGCTTTGGTTGTTGTTCGGGACGGTCTCTGTGTCCATCCCGAAGCGTCTTGTGTTGAATCCTCCCATGTCAGTTGGTTTTGTTGTAGTTAATGATCACTTTGGTCAATGTGGTGGCTGTAAGGCGCACCACGTCTCCGATGTACATCTGGATCGGCTCGATGGCAACCCCGTTGTCGTTGAAGGTCACGTCGTGTTCGACGGTCGCAAAGTTCACGCCGTCAACGCTGACCTCCAGCGTGATGTCGCCGGTGCCTTCAAGGTGGATCCTGCCCTCCCTTCCAAGGGCCTCGAACCTGACGGACGAGCCGCCGGTGATTTGTTCCGAGTAGTCTTCGAAATGGTTTTTCATGATTTGAGATGTTTAGTTATCTTTTGGGTCCGTGTTGTCTGTTTTGTCGGCACCGCCCACCTCAATGGTGGTGTTGCCTCTTGAGACCCGTGCCGTGATGCCTTTCTCGATATATTCCGGCAACTTCGCCAGGAATGTCAGCACCGCTGCGGCACCGGTCATCTCGCCTCCGGCGGCGAGTACGCTTGGGTCGATGCTGCCGGTGGGCGGTACCACGAAGGCGGCTATGAAGAGGCCCATGCTCACGAGCATCGCCGCATGGACGTACCAATCGACCGCTTTGAGAAACTTTGCCATTTTTTTTCTTTCAAATTTATGTTCCGCAATTACCTGTGCAATGACAGTTTACTCGTCCGACACGTTGTAGTTGACCAGCACCCTCGTGAGCGCCGTAGCTTGCAGGCGCACCTTGTCGCCGGCGTTGAGATTGAACGGCACGATGGCCACGCCGTCGTCGAACGTCGCACCGAGGTTCACCGTCGTGTAGATTTCGCCGTCCACGCTGACCTCCACCGTGATGGGGCCGGATCCTTCGAGGTGGATCCTCCCGGTTTCGGAGAGGGCCTCGAAGCTTACCGTCGATCCGCCCCTGACCAGATAGGTGTAGTCTCGCAGGACGCTGGCGTTCACTTCTTCTTCCTCTGTTTCGTCGGAGGCCGACCGGGTGTCCCTTGCCAGGGTGAGGTTAGATCGTGTCTCGTCCGACTTGGTGCCATACGGGTCGTTGTCCTGCGAAGCCATCATATAGGAGAACGATGCCGTGGCGAGCGTCTCCCTGTCGTTCACGCTGAAGTCGATCTCTTTGATCACGATCTTCTGTTCAGGCCAGCTTTGCGGTTTGCATACGGCAGCCTCCTTCTTTTGGGTCAGCAGCTCGCGCACCCAGTTGCGAAGCCTGGATGGGAAGCGCAGGTGCTGTTGCCATACTATTTGGTCGTCGGTGTCGTCGAGGGCGACCCTCTGTCCTCCGAGCCGGCCCGTGTTGATGGTCACTTCCGGGGCGAGGGTGTTGTCGCCGCTTGCGACGATGGTGTCGATGCCTCCCAATGCGTTGACGAAGCAGAAGTATTTCTCCACTCCCGTGGTCCTTCTGAGCACATAGCGTTGGGTGGCGACGACGGTGTTGCCTTGCTTCAGGCTGACGTCGTAATAGCCTTTGAGGCTCTGAATGGTGGAGACCATCTTGAGCAGTCGCGCCGGGCTCACGTTGACGGTGCGGCATCCTCCTCCCGTGGCGACCGTCGTCTCAACGGCCTGGCCCGAGCTCGTGTAGAACTTGGCGACCACCGATCTGGTGCCCTTAGCGGCCAGGTATGTGAGGAACTCCGGCGCATCGATGGTGGTGTCCTTCACCGCAGGCTGGTTGGTGAGGAAGTGGGAGTCCACGAAGTCGGCATACGCCTGTTCGCGGCTGAGGCGTGAGTTGGCCACGTTGAACGAGAGTTCCAATGTGGTGTCCGTGAATGCGCTTCTGACGAACACCTGGAAGGCGAACTGGAACAGGTATTGCGGCTCGTCGTATTGGGTTGGCCATTCGGTCTTGAGCCAGTTTTCATAGAGGCCCTTGAACGAGATCCTGACCATCCCGGAGAAGTCCGGCTGATATCCGCCGTTGAAGAACGGCGCGTTGTCGCCGAACACAGCGATCCACACGGAAATGTGTTCGTCCGTGGCAAGGATGATATCGGGTACCTGGTCCAGTGAATAGAGGACCCCGTTGGTCGGTTTTTGTATAACTCTTACGCTCATGTTGCAAATGTATTTTCGTCAGTCTTGGTGTATGATGACAGAAGAGTTGGCGACAGCGGTGAAATCGTAGGAGGCCATTGCTTCCAGCCATGTCCACGGGACGCCGTTGTTGTCGAGCAGGTTCCCGTTGGCGTCGTAATGGCCGTCATAGCGGTATTCACGGTCATACCATACCTCTGTTTGTCCTATAGTGACTTTTTCCTTTACCTTGATGGTGTAGATCGACATCACGGTGAGGTTTCTTGTTTCGCCAAGGTATGTAGGCATCCCTATCCAAACCGAATCGAATTCCTTTGGCCTTACCGTAAAACCAGTGAATTGCGACCTGCCTTGGATATAGATTACCCTATTATAAATGGATCGGGCGGTTGTTTCGTTGGAGGAATTATCCATCCGCCATTTCAAGGGGTTTACATTGGCTGGGTGCGGCTGCGTGTCAGATACGGGGTCGGTGTAGTTCATAGTGTGGAGAAGGAATTCGGCTTCGGTCATGCCCATCTTGTCTCCGATTTGGGCCGACAGGCTGATCGGAAGAAGACGCTGTCCGTCCAGCAGCTTCAGCGAGCACATGCCCATGGAAAGGAACTTGGCGATATCGAGCTTCAACCTTCCCTTGAGTTTGACCGGGCAGTTCAGCAGCAGGTTGTTGTAGTGTTCCCAAAAGTCCTGATAGAGCGTGTGGTTGTCCATGCCGAACCAAAAGTTGTAGGCTGTGTTGCCGGTTATCGAAGGAATATTGTTTTGTGTTGTCGCCGTGGTTGGGTAGTACGACAGCTTGTTGCTGTTGGCCTGCACCGCGATGATCTTCTGTTCATCCTCTTCTTCCTTGTTCTCGTATGTGGTGTGCCGGTGGATGCGGTTCCCGATGTACGGTGCGACGTCGGCCTTGGCCTTGTCGCCGCACAGCATCAGCGGGATGAGGTCGCTTTGGGTGTATTCCTCGGTCTCTTCCGAGTTCTGTCTGTCGTAGGTGAAGTGGTTTGATCCGATGCGGTGCAGCGTCTGCCTGTTTTCGGCCAAGTCCCTTTCGAGGACATAGAACTGTCCGGTGGCCTTGCGCAGCACCAGGCAGTCGTTGAAGGACGGATTGTCGCCTTCCAGGTTTCCAAACACCGCTTCGCTCGTTTCGACATAGCCTCCGTATTTTTCAATGAGCTTGTCGAAGGTCTCGGCGGCCGGTTCCGTGCCTTCGATCTCCCAGCTGGGTCTCAGCACGATCCTCTTGGACGGGTTGAGTTGCACCTTGAATTCGCCGTCGAGAAGGCCTGTGAGGTCGAGGTCGTAGTTGCCGACGATGTATTTCAGTGCATCCTCCATCGTGACGATGCGCACGCTCTTCGTCTCGCTATCGACTATGGGCTGGACGAGGAACTTGGCCAGCAGCCAGTCGAGGAACTCGCCGAGGGTGCACGACGGCACCAGGTCGGAATAGTGAAGCACGGGTGTCACCAGGCAGTCGGCGCAGTTGTGTACGATGCAGATCTGCGAGTAGTACGGTGCCTGGTTGAAGAAGTTCTCAGCTACGGTGTAGCCGAGACATTGGAAGAGCCTTTCCAGCAGCCTTTGCAGCTTCAGGAAGGGTGCGATGCCGTAGCCTTCGGGCACCAGCATGTGGATGTTGTCCTCCATGACGATTCTCGGCTCATAGACCAGTTGTCCGGTGCCGTCATCCTCGTTGTTGTACTGGTACACTTCCACTGAGTCATTGACCTGCTTGCCTTCGACTTTGTATTTCGAGACCGCCACGGGGAACACCTTGTAGTCGTGGTTGTCGTCGCCTTTATAGACTTGCTGCATCCTGTCCACCGCGTCCCTGACGCTGGCGAACACCTCCGTATAACCGGCATGGCCGTCGTTGTTGCTGAAGGATTCGAAGATTTCCTTCAGCGTCTTGTCCTTGGAGGCGACGTACAGGTCCGAGTTGTCGATGGCGAACACGGCGTCGATGCCGTTGTGCCGTTGCAGGGTGTCGATGACCAGCTGTCCGCGTTTCTGCACCGGTCCGGCTTGAAGGATCGCGTCCACCTTGTTGGTGAACCTTGCGTTGCGGTCGATGCGATCCCGGTGTCCCAGGACGGCGAGGTTGCGTGTGGATGCCGGCAGGGTCACTGGGATGCTGCTGTCGCCTTCGCCCGAAAGCAGTGGGTTGTGCCTCTCCAGCGTGACGCTGAAGTCCTCGGGCAGGTCGAGTTCTCCGTTTCTTGTGGTTATCTTCATGATCTCGAGGTCTGTTTCTTGAATCTTTCGTCCTGTTCGTCGATGTCCTTGATGTCGCGGCGCACGACGTAGGCCTTGAGCCTTCCCTTGGCAAGTGCCTCCTCCGTGCCTTGGCGCGCGCCTTCCCTTACGGCTTCCTTCAGCTCTTCGGCGTTGAGGGCCTGCGTTGCCGGCTGCGCCTGTGGCTTGGCGGTGTAGCCGCCGCCCTGGAAGCCCGTCGAGGGTGCCGAGGACTTGGACCTGGTCTTGCGGTATTGCTCGAGGTTGGCGAACACGGCAGGGAACTGTCTCACGAGCCATGCGGGAGCCACCCATTCGTTGGCGTGGATCACGCCTGCCGGCGTGTTGTCCGACAGAGACTTCTCGGTGTAGCCTCCCTTGGAGTAGCCCGTCACGGTTCGCGTGCCGGTGTTGACCGACGTGGATGACCCGCCGCCTTCGAGGGTGGTGTTCTTGATGGCGTTGCGCTGCTGCACGATGGTGGCCACCTCGGCGGCGGTGGTGGCGGCGATGAGTCCGGCGATGATGCCTCCGGCGATCCATCCCGAGTCGGCGATGGCCCTCACGGCAGCCGCCGCCCCGTTTGCCACTGTCTTGGCGATGGAGATGGCCATGTCGGCGTCGGCATACTTCTTCTGGAGGTCGAGTTTCTTCTGCTCGTATTCGGTCTCGATCCTTTCCCGTTCCTCGGCGTTGTCGCCGGCTGCGGCGAGTTGCGCCTGGTATTCGGCCTCCATCTTTGCCGTCTCCGCCTCCTTGAGGGCGGACACGAAGTCGGATGCCTGCTGGCTCACCTTGTTGGCCGCCTCCAGGTATTTCCCGATGTTGCCAAGTTTGTCCTTCAGGTCCTCATCCTCGTATTTTTTGCGCAGCCTCTTTAAGGCCTCCTCGTATTCCTGTTCTGAAAGGAGCTTTGCTTCGTGCAGCTTATCGAGGTTGTCGAGCTGTTTCTGCATCTCGCTGTCGCGGGCGGCGGAAGGGGAGAGGAGGCCTTGCCTTATCTTCTTTGCGTCCTCCTCCAGCTTCTTCATCTTCTCGTTGGCGTGCTTCTGCGCCTCCATCTGGGCGTCGAGCCATGCCTGGATCTCGGCGGTCTCGTCCTGGCCTCCTTCCCTGGCGAGCCTGATGCGCTGGTAGTAGTAGTCCACCTTCAGCAGGATCATCTGGCTTTGGTATTGCTCCTCGGTGATCTCCCGGGCGGCCAGCGACATGGCAAGGGCGTTCTCCTCGTCCTTCTTGCATTGCTCGAGCTGTCTCAGTTCGGCGTCGTAGTCGGCCTTGCGGTCGGTCATCAGCTGTTTGATGATGGATTCCTCGACCGCAGAGGTGTCCTGGCCGAACTGCTTGGCGAGTTCAAGCTGCCGCTGGAGGCTTTGCATTTTGATCTCACGAAGCCTCTTCTCGTGTTCTTCCGATGCGATCTCGCCGTTGAAGTACTGCCTGTTGACCTCGTTCTGCTCGGTGCGTTGCTGTGCCTGGATGGCCTTCAGGCGTGTCTGGTATGCCTTGTTGGCCTGGTTCGTGTCGGCTGCGACGATTCGGTCGTATCTCCGCTTCAGCACCTCGGCCTCCTCTTTGCCGATGGCCTCGTAGCCTTTGTCAACCATCTCCTTTTCTTTCTTCGTGAGCAGGGAATACCTGTCTTCCAGCATTTGGAATTGGGCTTGTGAGAGGGTTGACTGCACTTCCTTGATCGCATTCTCGGCGGCTTCTCCTGCCGCCTCGGCTCCGTCCGCGGCCGTTTTGCCCACTGTGCCGGCGATGGCGTCGAGCTTGGCAACCGCTTCGTCCTGCACCTTGGAAAGGTTGGCAATTTCCGTTTCAAGCTTCTCCCTGGCGGCGACGGCGTTCTGGAGTTCCGTGTATTCGTTGGACTCGGTGATCAGGTCGCCTTCCACGTCGAACCTGTTGCTGCCGGTGTCCTTGTAGGCCTTTCTGGCCTTCGCCTCGCGTTCCTTGGCTGCTTCGAGCTGGTCTTCGAGGCGCTGGATCTCGACCTCCCTTTCCTCCACGTCCTCGCGGCGGGCCTTGAGGCGTGCGTTGCGTTTGAGCGCTTCGGTGTAGTTGTCGAGGGCGATCCTGTTGTTGTTGATCAGGATGCCTTCGTCCGTGAGGTCGGCATGGTAGTCGGGCACGATCTTCTTGAGTTCCTCCAACGCCTTTCGACGGCTTTCTATGGAGAGGTTGTTGTTGTCGATGATGCGCGTGAGGGTGCTCACCTTGGCGGCTTCCTCGGCGTAGGCGTCGGTGGCCTTCTCCTCGACCTTGTTCTCCCACTGTGCCGCTTCAGCCGCCTCGCGTTTCTTGTCTATGAGGCGTTGGATCCATATCACCAGCCCGGATACCGCGGCGGTGACGATTCCGAGCACGGAAGCCTTCATGGCAGTGTTCATCATCGTCCAGGCGGCGGTGGCTCTCGTGATGTTTCCCGTGAGCAGTGCCTGTGCCGCTGCCAGAAGGAGCGATCTAGCCCGCAGCGTCCCATTCCAGAGTGCTACTGCCTTTTGCCATATCACCTTGGCCTTCAGCGCCACGGTGAGGGCGGCGATTACGATCAGCACGGTCTTGATCTCCTTGCCGTAGTTGGCCAGTGCCTTGATTAGGTAGGTCACGCCTTTGGTGGACTTCAGAAGGATGGGGTTCAACGACTGGCCGAGGGTGATGGATGCGTTGTGGAACTCCTTACGGGCTTTCTCCAGCTCTGCTTGCAGGTTGTTGTTCTTGGTGGCGTATTCTTCGCTGACCGATGTACCTTTGGCAAACTCCACATTCGCAAGAGCTTGGGCCTCGGTGACGGCATCCAGATTCTCTGCCATGGATGACAGCACTGTCACGGCGCGTGCGCCATCCAAGTTCATTTCGTTGAACATCGGCACCAGGGATGCGAATCCGTCTTGTCCGTTCATGGCTTTCATCACGGTGACGATGGCGGTGTTGGCATCGTTTTTCAGCAGTTCCGAGAACTCCTCCACCTTCATGCCGGCATATCCGGCAAAGGTTGCCGTGTCCTCGTACATCTTCATCAGGAACTTTTGGAAGGCGGTTGCGGCCATCTCCACTTTCATGGCGCTTTGGTCAAGACCGCTGGCATAGCCAAGGATGTCCTGGACCGAAAGCCCTGCCATGGCACCCACGCCCGCCAAGCGTTGTGTGAATTCAACCAAGTACGCTTCACTGGCGGTTGAAGCCTGACCCAGGGCATTGACCGCCGATGCGATGGATAGCAGTGATTTTTCAATGCCCATGGTGTCGGTGAGACCGAACACATCGGCGATCTTGCCGAGGTTGCGGATGGCGCCCTCGCCGAGATCTTCGCCAAGGGCAACTTGGATCTGGTCGGCGGCCCGGACGAAGCCAAGGATGTTTTCCTTGCCCTGGATGCCCAGCTTGCCTGCATCCCTGGCAAGCAGAAGCAGCTGTTCCCTCGATGTGCGCGTGTCGATCTTCATCAGTTCCTTGTCGAGGTCGGCCACCTCGTCGTGGAGGAGTCCGGTGGTCTTCATCACGTCGGCATAGACATCGTCGAGCTTGGCGGCATCCTCGGCGCACTGGCGGAACTTCATTGACACGCCCGTTATGGTGCGCACCGTGGTGTCGAACATGCTCCAGTACTTGTTGAAGAAGTTGGCGCCGCGGGTCATGATGGAGGTCGATTTGGACGTCTCGTCGTTGACTGCCGACATGGCCTTGCGGATGTCGGCGAGCCTTGTCTTCACCGCCTGCAGGTCGTGTGTCGCTGCGATGTACTCCTCGGTGCCTGGTTTCAGGCGCTTGATCTGCGATTCCAGTTCCTTGCTTGCCTTGTAGAGGTCGTTGAAGGAGGCCTTGTCGAGGTTCTTCAGCGTGTCCTGGAACTTTTTCAGTTTCTCGGTGGCCGACGCCATCCTCTTCTCCGCCGCCTTCAAGTCGTTTTCCAGTTGCGGGATCTTGGCCTTTTCGGAAAGGGACCTGTCCTTCTCGGGAACGGCCAGTATCGCCTCCAGTTGTTCCTTGAACCTCTTTGCGTCGGCGGTGGCCTCGTTCAGTGCCTTGCGTGCCGGCTCCATGTTCATGCTTAGGGTCGCACTCGCTTCTTCGGTTATCCGTGCCATGGCGTTACATTGTTATGTTAAAGTCGTTGTTCTCGAATACCATCATTTCCTCCACAGCCTTCTCTCCGAGTTCTTCGGCAAGCATGTGGAGCAGCTTGCGGAACTGGCCGTACCATATCTTGTTGTACCACGGCTTCGGCCTTCGGTGGCGCACCGACTTGTCGGCGAGGAAGGGGAGGTCTCCTCCGTTGCCGTGGAAGTAGCCGCGCCCCACGCCGGCGTCAACGTACCATCCGTAGAAGTGGAAGGTATAGACCACTTTCTGCAGGTCGCCGTTGGCGTCGAGGTAAACGTGGTGGGCGAACGAGCGGTAGAGTTCGCCGCTGCCGCCCACCCTTGCCTTCTTCATGCGTTCCTTCCACCGTTCGACGGTGTACTGGGCGAACCTTTCGTAGTCGATTTCATTGTTGCGATCTTGCGACATAGCTCAGGTCCTTGTTGTCACGGAAGTTGACGAACGCCTCGTAGCCCACGTAGCTTCCCGCCTCGCGGTCGTAGGCCGACATCTCGTTGTTCTCGATCCAGCCTTTCAGCTGCGGGTCGTCGATGTGGCCGACGAGTACGGTGTAGAGCCGTTCGATGCGCTTGTAGCACCGCTCCATCACGTCCTCGGGCAGTTCGTTGCGTGCCACCATCTCCATGACCCAAATGCTCAGCGTGCATTCGTGGAAGCCGCCCATGTTGCGCAGCGACAGCACATGCCGTTCCGGGTGTTCCAGCACGAGGCATACGGGAAGGTTCTTTTTCTGTATGGTTTCGATGGCGCCGCCCATCCCGGCGCGCACCTCGAAGATGCGGTTTTCCTGGTCTATGCCGTCGAGCTCGGGATGGCCGTCGTTGAGAAGTATGGTCTTTAGGTATTGGAGTGTCAGCATGGTCTTCCGTTTTGGGCAAAAATAGCCGATGCCCATGCCGGAGCTGTGACAAAAAAAAGCCCCGTCGGTCCATCCGGCGGGGCTTGCTTCAGCGGTAGTGGGAAGGCGGGTAGCCGCCATAGTCGTCCTTGTTACGGCGGCGACGGCCCTTGTCGCCGTCGTCCTTGCCGAATACGGCGTGGGCGAATGCCAGGATGATGAATATGACGCCTATCACTGTTCCCATGGTTCCCATTTTTTTGCAAATATAGCAAAAATCATTCCCTGAAGTTCTTTTCGATGAGGTCCTTGAAGTCGTTGCGCATGGCGAGCATGTAGTGCCAGGTCTCCACCAGCACCGTGCTAACGCTGTCGAGCTTCTCGCGGATCACCTCCGGTTCGTCGTACTGGCAGGTCACGCGCAGCTCGGTGCAGTCGAAGGCGGCCTGCTTGAGGTTGTTGACGGTCTCGCCCAAAGGGGTGTCGTCGGGGCTGCTGCCGCTGAAGAGGAAGTCCATGAGGAATTCGGAGTCTGTCACGAGCTTGCTCATTGCGGGCCTCCTTTCTCCTCGCCCATGTCGGCGATGAGGTTCATCGCCTCCTGGCGGATGGCTGCGGTGTGCTGTTCGCTGGTCTGGAGCTCGGCCACGATCTCCATGAGCCTTGTCTGTATCTCGAGCAGTGTCATTCCGCACCTCCTTTCGTCCTCAGGGTGTTCTCGGCTGCGTGGCGGTTGCGCCGTCCGCGCTCGGTCATCATGCGCTCGAACTTCGAGACGGCGGTGTGCATCGAGCACGAAGGGAACATCTCGTTGTCGGGGATGTAGAGGTCCATGAGGTCGCAGTGGCGGTGGTTGCCGCTGCCGGTCTGCCGGATGGTCATGTTGCCGCAGTTGTCGCAGGTGGGGTTCTTGGGCTTGCGCACGGCCACCTTGTAGCCGTGGCGGGTGGCGAAGCGCTCGTACATGGGTTTCTCTTCGGGGCGGACTTGGATGGCCACGTTGTGGTTGGCGTGGCAGTCGGTGATGAACACTAGGGTGATCATAGCTCGCCTCCTTCCTCCGTCAGGATGGCGGCGGCCACGTCGGGGTTCGACTTGAAGAAGTGATAGACCTTTCGCCACAGCCAGTTCTCGCCTGGGTGTTCGCGGTACCAGGCCTCGGCTTCCTGCACCACTTCCTCCTTCTTCTCGCGGTACTTTGCCTTGATCTCGGCCTTGCGTTCCTCGAAGCCTTTCATGGCTTCCTTGAGCTCGCCGAGGCGGTCGCCGATGGCGCCGAGGGCGCGGTAGTGATCCTCGCGCTGCATCTTGAGCGTCTCGCGCTCGGAACGGATTTCGTTCTGGAGTCTGTTGACCGTGGCCAACTCTGCGTCGCGTTCGGCGTTGATCCGCTGGATCATCTCGTCGAAACGGTTGGTTGCCGTCTTTCCGGCTGTCAATGTTTCGTTTTGCATGAGTTAAGCATTTAAGGTTAGTACTGTGGCGGACGCAAAAAAAAGCGGCCGCCGTTACGCTGCTTAACTCATGACTGCCTTCCCGAAGGGGCTTGATGATACGTAAGGCGACCGCAAAAGTTCCAGGCTTTTATGGTCTGTGAGGGCATTAAAAAAGCCCTCGCGATGTCGATGGGCTGTTACCGAAGCCCCGGCGGGATAGACGCACTATCATGAGTTAAGCGTTGCAAATATACGCTTTTTTTGTATAAAACAAGTGTAAATGAGAAAAAAAACGACTATTTTGGCTGATTTTTTTATCAACAAAAATCGAAGATCGTATTTTATTTACTCTTTTTCAAAGAAAGCTTCTGCATAGATATATGGTGGATCGTAGTAATCGTCAATTTTACTAACCACAAAATCTTTGAGTCTTGGCATTTTATTCTTGATGGTGCTTGTCCATTTTGCATCAATGTAGCCGATATGGTGGCCATCCCGTGTTCTTACCCTAATAGCGTTTGGATCTTTGGGGTTTTCCGGTTCTGGCTCCATAAAAAGTTTATCGTTGACTTTTAGCAATCTTGCTGATTCTTGATCCTCTATTGTTCGATATAATAGTCCTTTAACAGCAAAGTTCGCTATTTCATATTCAGTACCGTTTATTACTTCATTTTTTGTTATAATTGAAGAATACTGATTTCTTATGTTTGTTTTGTTGTTTTTAGCTGCTTCTTGTTTTGCGAGTTGTTCCTGAATTTCTTTCTCTACTTCAGGCATTTTTTTAATCACACCAATGATGAATGCTGTGAGTAATGCTATAGCAATTATGATTAAAATGATCTTCATGGTCCTTTTTTTACTGCAAAGGTAGTGAAAAAAAACCTTTAAGAGAAAAAAGCGCCCCCTGTACCTTCCTACATTGCAAGAAGGCCTTGGGGGGCAAGGGAAATCAGTAAGACATTCTTGCTACAATTGACAACGCGGGGCTGGTTACCCGACCTCCATCCTTTGTGGAGGGCTGTTGATTGATAGTTGTGAATGGCGGCCGTCATGCGACACGGGCAGGCCGCATCTCCCGTGAAGGAACGTGCCGCAAAGGTCGCAAAACGCTGGAATCGGGAGTGACGAAAAAAAAGGATCCTCCGGGCCGTCGCGGCTGGGAGGATCGGATAACCAAAAACCAAAATTTATGAAACGATATCATTACCTTTCCTTCTCGGTGGACACCACGGCGAATCGTCCGCCGGTGATGCCGGAGACGTAGTCCTCGACGTTGACGATGGTGACCTCCTCGACGGTGTTGCAGGCGAGGCGGACGGTCATCAGCGTGAGGTGTCCGTAGGCGTCGCCGTTGGAGCCCTGGCCGCCGGCCATCCTTTCCACCTGGTCGATGACAAAGACGTCGTGCCTGGTGTTGGGCACGAGCCAGTAGTTGTGTTCGCCCGCCTCGGAAACGCTGTGTCCGAGGGTGCAGTTCTCAAGCTGCTGCATCAGGGAGGCGAAGGCGCTTCCCTCGTAGTTGCGGCACTCCTGTTCGGTCTCGAACTCGGTGCCGTCGAAGGCCACGTATCGCGTGACCTTGATCTCTTTTTCGATCTTTTCCATGGCGTTATGTTTTTTGAGGTTTGCTTTCCAAGGCTCCGCGGCCCGTCGCAGGAGGCGGAGCTAACTAAAATTACAATCAAATGGTCTCTCATGAAAAGAGTTCATTCTATCTCGCTCCAGCCGTTGAGTTGGGCAAGCTGCCGAAGCTGTTCCTCGGCTGCTTCCCTGGTGCAGCTCTGCAGGCGGTAGCCGTCGGGAAGGGCGACGTTCAGCTGCGAGGCCACCTGCGGCGTGAGTGCCGCGATGTCGCCAGACGACACCACCAGCACCTGCAGGGAGTAGCCGTTGAGGGTGTCGAGCACCATGTACTGGTAGCGTTGGTTGTCGGTGTCAATGTACTTCTTCATATCTGAATCCTTTCTCTAAGTTCGAATAGACCACCAGGGGGACCACCCTCATCTCGCCGAGGACCACCTTGCCGTCGCGTTCCTGCCAGCCGAGGGCCAGCACTTCGTTGCCGAGTTGGATGCAGCGGATCATTTGAGCAGGTGTTTCAGGATCTGGTACAGCAGGAAGGCCACGGAAGCGACAGCGGCGATGCCTATCCAGGTGCCGTTGTCGTTCCGTGTGTCCGAGGCCTCCTCTTGCAGGGTTGCTTCTTCATGGTGGGTGGCGGCGGTGGCCGAGGTGTCGGCCACCGTGACCGCCGTGGAGGCGCTTGCCACCTCCGTCTTGATCTCGACCGACTTCACGGGCCAGTTGCCCACCCCCGCGGCCTGGGCTCCGCGATGCGAGACGGGTAGGGTGTCGGCGCCCGATACTTGCCCAAGCGATATCTCGGATGGCGAAAAGTATTCTATCCGGACGGTCTGTGTGGCGGCGTGCGAGTCGAGGAGGCTGTCAACTCTCCTCGACCGCACGTCAATCATGCCGGTGTTGGATGACGCCGTTGCCCTGGATCGTTCCTTCTGGCAGCGGCATCCGGTCATGACAGTGCCGATAGCAAAAGTCAGTATATATAGTGCGATGGGTTTCATTGCACGAACTTGAAGTCGTTGAGACGGTTCAGCCATCCGTTGAGGAAGCGCTTTTTGGTGCAGCGAAGCTGCTCGGTTAGGGTGGCCTTGCGGCCCACCTTGCGCTCGTAGTCGGCCACGCTGCGCGCCACGATGTCCTCGAAGAACTTCTTCCGGCGGCACCACAGCTTCTCGAAGAGGGCGCTTTGCGGGTTCCATCCGTTGATCTTGCCGAGGGTGACGGGTCCGACGATGCCGTCCTGCCTGCATCCGAGCACGCCCTGGATGGTCTTGATGTAGCCGGGGCCGGATCCCCACACCGTGTTAACGCAGAGGTTTGCGATCGATTGGTTGCGGATCTCGTCGGCCTTCATCCTGTCCCAGAACATGGTCTTGAGGATGTCGAGCCATTCCGCATAGGTGATGGACTTGAGGTCCTTGACGGTAGGCACGTTCTTCTTGTGCGCCTTGCGGTAGGCCTTGTAGGTGGCGATGGTGACGCCGACCATGGTGGCTCCGCCGCTGTCGGCCGGGTCGTTGCCGAAGCCCTTGGCACGGGCCTTCTCGAACAGCTGTTCGTTGTCGAGGCCGCGGTTTTCCTCGTCCTTCCAGTTTACTCCGGCCTCCCACTTGATGATGATGGGAACGAGCTTAGCGACGTCAGCCATAGTTGTCCTCCTTGTCTATCTGTCTTTTCACTACGATGGAGGCGACGGCCAGCGCCACGTCGATGATGAAGAGGGCGCCCATCATGATGGCCAGCGCGGGCAGTGCCCAATGGTGTCCGGCTGCGTAGAGCCAGGCGAGGCCGATCTGCACCAGGTGCAGGATCGCCAGGATGAGGAACAGCAGTGTCATAGGCTTTGTGTTTTGTCGGTGCAAAGGTGGCGAACGGATCTCACTTCGGAGTGACAGATTCGGCGTCGGCCACCATCACGATGTCGATGCCGCACACGGGGCATATCCACCAGTGCAGGCGTGCGTCGTACTCGGTGCCGCACTTGGGGCAGGTGACGGGGATCTCGTGGTTCACGGCTTGATCCTCCTCATGGCTGCGTTCTCGCGTCGGATCTTCTCTATCCTGCTGTCGAGTGCCGATAGCACGTCGTGCACGTTGGCGTCGTCGATGGCCTTGTTGTCCTGCGGCCTGTCGTCGTTAAGCAGCAGGTGCATGTTCTGGATGGCCTTGAACGGGTCGTAGACCCGCTTTTCGTCTCCCTCGTTGTCGGGGAACACGTTGGGATAGGTTTGCGCCAGCGCGTCGGACACCTGGTTCCACCAGAGCATCACCATTGCCTCCACGGCTTCCGACGGCGTGCCGTCGATGCCCAGTTTCGGCCCGATGACGCTCCAGTGCGACGGGTCCCTGTCTGCCACCAGCAGACGGAGCTGGGTGTCCGTCTCGAACCAGTCGCCGAAGCTCATGTCGCGGATCCACTCGTCGCGCTTCGTGGGGTTTGGCACGCGGTCCGGCTTCCCGTCGAGCATCCACGCCAGGCGGTCGCAGAAGTCGGCCAGCTGCCACGGCTGCATCGTGAAGGGCCTTCCGTCGGCGGTGACGTAGCGGTTCCCGTTGCGCCGGCGTATGCCGGTGAAGTGGCACAGCAGCACCAGCAGCCGCTCCTCGCGCGTGAGCTGCATGGTGCCGACCTCCATGACGCGCAGGAAGTCCTCGCAGGAGAGCTCGTCCCATCCCTTGGGCGCTTTCAGGTCGATGTTCATAGGAAGTTGGCCACGGTGCCGTCGCCGGCGTTGAAGGGTTCGGGGCGGCTGTACTTGTCGGACGCCGTGAAGCGGGGGAAGGAGGCCTCGTGCCTGAGCATGTGGTTGCGTGCGCCGATGGCATGGTGGCGGGCGGTGTCGCGTTCGCCCTTGGCCTCGGCCAGCACCGACATCCTGATCCACCGGAGCGCCTTGCGGTGGTCTTCGAGGAGCTCGTTGTCGCGGTACATCTCCAGAAGCGTCTCTATCTGGTCCATCGACACGTAGTCGGCGGCCACCGAGAGCGCATCCGAGAGTCTCGGCTGGAGGTCGTGGAACTCGCGCCATGTCCTTGCGGGTACCGGCGACGAGTACCTGGCTGCCTCGCGCATCGTCGGGAGGAAAGCCTGGGTCAGGTAGCTGTATTGCGGGGAGGCCAGCCAGTCGTCGAACACTTGGCGATATCCGTTGTTCATCAGTGTCTCCACCAGGGCGTCGCAGTCGTCGTTCAGGCGTTCCTCCAGCGACAGCGTGAGCCTTTCGACCCGTTGTTGCGACGCCGGGCTCATCTTCTCGTTGTTCTGCACGACGAATCCCGCCTCCGAGAGTTGCAGGTCGAGTTCGGCGATGGCGGTGAGGTAGGCGAGTTCGCAGATCACGCGTGCGGCCATGGACTGGACTTTTTTCATAGCGCCGTTGAGTTCGAGTCCGCTTTCGAGCCGGTCGGCCATCGTGTTGCCGATGATGGCTTTCGTCACCCATTCCTGGGCGCGGGCGAGGAATTCCGACATCCTCTGTTCGAGAGAAGAGTCGCTTTTCAGGTTGTACGAGGGCAGGATCTTCTGCACGGTCTCGAGTGTTTCTACTATCATGTCGTCAGATGTTTGTCGATTCTCTTTCCACTTTTCCGCTCTTGGCCTGGTCGAGGGTGGTGAACGTGTATTCCGGCACGGTCAGCACGAAGTCCGACGGCCAGCCGTTGATTTTCTTGATCGCCCCGAACGGACGGAGGGCCCGGTCGATCATTGGGCGCGACAGTGCCTGCTTCATCATGAAGATCTCACGGATGTTGGATCCGCTGAGGCTGTTGCTGTTCTTTCCGGGCGTTGCCCCGATCAGCGAGGGGTGGACGCCCATGGCGTAGCTCACAACGTTGGCGCCTGTCTCGTAGTCGGTGAGGTACTCTCCTTCCTGGACGTTGTTGTCCACCTTCTCGATGGTGAAGTACTTCTCCACGGCGGTGCCGTTGCCCGACGGGACGATCTTGGCGAGGGAGGCGAGCGCCTTGCCTGCGTTGTCCTCTCCCGTGAGGGTGTCGTTGATCTCGGCGATCAGCTTTGACTTCAGCTCGTCGAGTGCCTTCTGGTCCTTGAGATCGACGCCGGCCTGTCGCGCCTTGTCTTCGATGTAGTTGGGAGAGATGTAGATGATGTGCTTGACGCCGAGGTTGTGCTTGAGGATGGCCTTCTTGAGCTCGGGTATCGAGGCGAGATGGTCGAACCAACCGCTGCGGAAGATGGAGTACCATGCCGGGTAGCTGTAGTAGGGCCTTCCGGGGCTGGCCATGTAGATGGGGTAGCACATACGGAGGACCTTGTCGTCGGCCAGGTGGCTTTGGATGTCGAGCACGTCGTCGAACTCGTCGATGACGTAGGACTCCTCGATGTCATCGGCACTGGCGTTGTCGTCCCACTTGGAGCTGTAGAGGTGGCCCAGGATGGCCCCCGTCTTCTCGTCTATGCTCCATCGGCTGAACATCGCCTCGCGATGGACGATGCTGTGGATGCCCTTGCGGTCCTTGGTGGGCACGAGCACGGGGAAGGCGTTGGCGAAGTGCGAGAGGTCGGTGAGCACTTCCTGGAAGTACATCGGGATGTCCGAGCGCTGGAGCCAGTCGTACACCTCCCCGGAGTGGATCTCGAGACGATCGACGACCTTGCCGCCGATGACGTTGCCCTTGTCGTCGAGCACCCGTTCCGACGGGTTGTCGCTATAGACGAGCTTGGTCAGCCTGGGCCCGTTGCCGTAGCACACCTGCCAGTTGAAGTTGGCGTTGGCGCCGACGACCTCCACTTTCTCGATCTTGTCCATCACGTGCTGCGGGAGGAGGTTCATGTAGCCCCACGGGGCTATGCTCCAGTCCCCGACGTGGTGGGGTTGCAGGTGTTTCTCGTCTATGAATGTCGATGTGCGGTTTGGCATCATCAGGATGGCTTGTGCCTCCTTTGCGTAGAGCACGTCGTCCATGAGCCAGACGAGCCCGTTGCCGCTTGCCTCTTGTTTTTTGCCGATTTCTTTCATGCGAAGACCTCCTGTCCGTTGAGTTCGATGATGGTTTCGATCTTCACCTTCCTCACTTCGCCGGAGGCGAGGCACACGATGTTCATGGTGCGACCCTTGGAGTAGAACCCTCCCGTGGTGAAGGCGGCGTCCGGCACGTACACCTTGCGACCGTCCTCCGCCACCCATGTGATGGAGAACCGCTTGAGGGTCTGTGCCAGCTCGAAAATCTTGGATATGTGAATCATTGCGATCTTGTTGGTATGGCAAAAGTAGCCCCGTATCCGTCCCTTCAAGTGACAAAAAATCGCCGCCCTGCAAGGTCCTTGCCGCCGCAGGGCGGCGATTTTTTTTGGGATATTCGTCCCATTCCAATCTTAAAAGCCGTAAGGCGTTGGAAAACAGAAAACTATCGTCGGCGATTTTGGAAAAATCGCCGACATCGTGTCACGAGACCCCGACGCCGCCCTCTCGGCGTTTCGGCAATCGGCGGCGGTGTGTTGCGAAATATGCCACAAAAAGCCGTTGAAAAAACCGAAACAAAAAAAGGCGGAGGCTCGAGCCTCCGCCTTGGGTCTCCGTCCCTCGTCTCACTTGACGAGCTCGGTTTCGAGTTCCTCGATCTTGAGGGTCACTTTCTCCTTGAGCATGGCGATGAACTCAAGGATGAGGCGGCTGTTGCTTATCGAGGTGCTGAATCCGTCACGGCTGTAGCCGCTGTCCGAAACCTCGTGGAGGCTCAGTTTCATGCGCTTGGTCTCGAAATCCTCGGGGTTAATGAGGCCTTCGGCCTCTTCCAGCTGCTCGAGTGTGTCGATGAACTTGGAGCGGTTCTCGGAAAGCTTCTTCTTGCGGTCGAGTTCCTTGAGGCAGTTTTGGAGTTCCTTCTGCTTGGCCTCGATCTCCCTTTGGCGTTCGAGGGCTTCCAGCTGCTTCTCTTCGAGTTCTTCCCGGGCTTCCTTGCGGTTCTTGCCTTTCTTGGCTTCCTTGCCGGCTTCGGGCTTGGTCTCCGTCTTGGGTGCTGCGGCGGGTTCTACGATGGCGGCGGCGTTGTCGGCTGCTGCGTTTGCGGTCTCGTTGTTCTGCGCCTTTGCGGCGGCTTCTTTCTTTGTGTTTTCCATGATGATAATAATTTGATTGTTAATAAATAATGTGGTTGAATGATTTGTCGATAATGGTTGTTTCTCCGTTCATCTGCACTGCTGCGGCGTCATGTCCCCATATCTCGCACATGGCGGAAGCGTGGCTCTTGATCAAAACGGGGTCGGCGGTGCGCTTGGTGATGTACTCACCGCCAACCCTTTTGAAGTAGTCCACCGTGCCGAAGTAGTCAACGCCTTTTTTCATGCCTTGGCGGTTTTGGGCGTGAAGCACTGGGAGCGGTCGAACAGATGGCACACCGGGAAATAGTCGTCCATCGGGTCGCTCTCTCCGTCCTTTTCTTCCTCCTTGTCGGTGCGCTGCTCCTTTAGGGGCTTGCCCCAAATCATGAAGGAGACGGAGCCCTTTTTGACCTGGAGGCCTTCGGCCTTCCATTGCTCGTAAGTGTTCAGTTCGAGGGTGCGCCCTTCCTGCTCGTCATAGTGCTTTTTTAAAAGCTCGTTGACTGGCAGGACTTCACCCGTAAGGGCTGCGGCTGCTTTCAGTGCCTTTGAAAGTTCGCTTAACTGCTGGCGGCGTTCCTTGGCCGCTGCTCTCTTTTCTTCGTTGGTTTTCATAGTGTTGTAGTTTTAAAGATTGTAATACATGAATTCAAGTTGTTGGATCGAGAGACCCGTTTCGGCTTGGAGTTCCAAAAGTTCCTCATAGTCCAGGCCGTTCATTTTCTGGTAGGCCAATTCCCTAAAGTTGAGTGTGTTTCCCATAGTGTATAATTTTATTCCATTCTTTCTGCTTGAGCCGGCAACCTTTTTATTTTTAATCATCGTTTCCATCGCTTTTTTTTTAAATGATCCGTTCCTCCCGAATCGCCGTATAACCTTTTCGTGCTGCCAAAAGAGAGTAGCTTGCCAGCTTGCAAGGGCCGATGAAACAAAATACTACCCGCAGGGCTGGAGATTTTTTTCACCGGTTCATATACCCTTGAAAGCAGAGGGAAAGCGTAACTATCTTTGCAGCCAAGAAAAGGTGTAATACGGGCGATGGAGAGGAATATCCCATGCAAAAAGGCGATGGACAACGATTCCTGCAAAAACAAAAAAGCGGTGTGTGTGGCCCGGCCACTCTCACCGCAACATAAAGTCATGTCCTTGACATGAGAAAAGAGGAGACGGTTCCACGTTCCCGGGTTTCGGCCTCGGGGTTGTGGAAGGGTCTCCTCTTCCGCGTTAGGGATAGTAGGACATTTACGGAGTTAGTCCGGATAGCCCGGGCGGCCTGCCGCAACGCCCACTCAGGTAAGCTATGCCAGCCTGTAGTTGTCGTTTTCGTAGGGTCTGGTGAGGCATCCGAGTATGTTGGTGTCGAATGCGTCGGTCGCGTCGGTCCTGAGTTCGTATGGCAGCGACGAGTCGGTTTCCAGCGACTTCTCCTGGCTTTTGTCCTTTCGGAAGCCCTTGTCTCCCATCCTCACCGAGGTGAGCTGGATGGCCTGGATCAGCTCCGGGTTGTTGTCGCGGTTGATGAGGGCCATCAGCCGTTCCTTGCCCTGGAAGGCGTTGTTGATGATCAAGTGCTTCTTCATGTGCTCCATTGGGTTGCCGAGGTACTTGTCAACGACGCGCCAGCCCGCATCGCGGAACTCGTCGTGGATGATGTCGTAGGCGGAGTGTCCCACCTCGACGTAGTTGGTGGCCAGGGCGGTCGAGTCGTAGTAGAGGACTACCGTCTTGTCGAGATGCGTCTTGTAGTATTCGCAGAACTTGCCGATGCACTCGTGCAGCCGTCGGTTGTACTTTGTGTAGAAGGACTTCAGCGTCCTGTGGAACCCTTTTTGGATCTGCGCTGCCACGAGCCAGGTGATCTGGGCGTTGAAGTCGAATGACACCGCTATGGGCTTGTCTCGCTGGACGTCGGTGTCGAGGCTGCTGTCGTAGTCCTGTGACCGGTAGTCGTTGAGCTTTGAGTTGTCGTTGGCGATGTATGTGTTGGTCTTGTAGGAGAAGCTGTTGTAGAACATGCCTTCCACCTCTGTGATGCGCTTGCACATGATTGAGGTCTGGAACACCAGTGGAGGCAGGTCGCGCTTGCATCTTTTCACGTAGTCGAGCCCGACCACTGCGATGTTGTCGGAGATGGGCCTTTCCACGTAGTAGAAAGCGTTGTTGCGCAGGATGTTGATCCGTCTGTCGATGTAGGCCAGTTCCCTTGCCGTGTAGGTGTTGCTTGGCATGGACAGAAGCTGCTGCCGTCGGACCTCCATGCCGATGATCAGGTAGCACAGTTCCTTGTCGTACTCTTTTTCGTATTTGAAGAGCCACGAGCCTTCCTTGCCAGCCGGCATGTCGGAGAAGTAGTGCACGCCCCACAGATGTGGGTATTTCGACGGGTCGTTGAAGTAGCGGGAGGATCCTCCTATCGCCGGGAGCACTTCGTTGGCGAGCTTGTCGTAGTCGAGGCCCTTGGCTTCGTCGGCCACCATCCAGTGGACGGTGAGTGAGTTGGCCGACAGCACGACCTCCTGGGATACGATGATCATGATGGTGCCGTTGGCGAACCAAACCACGTCCTTGAGGTCGTGCGGCATGAAGAGCGGCTTGGCGAAGCCGAGCCTTTTGTCGGGTGCGTGTCCGATGACGTAGTGAACGTCGCGGACCCATCCGAAGTCCTCCAAGGCCATCAGGGCGGACGGCAGCGTGCGCGAGTGTGCCTGCCGGAAGGAGGCGGCGTAATAGACTCCCGTGGAACCTGGCATCTCCAGCACGTTGGTCATGATGGTGTCGGCCACGGGGTACGACTTGCCCCACCGTCGCGCCGCGAAGACGACCGAGTTTCGTGGGGAGCACAGGTGGTAGTCCATCTGTCCCTTATGAAGATAGGTCGTCCTCATCCTTCACCTCCTCGTATTCTGCGTCCTCCGTGAATTTCTTGAAGTACTTGTCGGCCTTCTTCTTGTCGTTGTCGGTGAACTTGATGCCGATTTCGTTGGGGTTGACGGTGATCACCACGCGTTCTATTGTCAGGTACTTCTGTGCGTCGAGCAGTTCGCCCTCGTCCTGGTCGAGCCGGAAGAGGAATCCGAGCGTCTTCGCCTGCTTGCGAAGCTCGGCGGCCAGGGCGAAGTCCCTTTTCTTTGCGGCGTTGTAGGCTTCCTCGATGAGGGTCTCCGCCTTGATCTTGATCCAGTTCTTGTGCGAAGATGGCACGTCGCATAGGAACTGTGCCGTCAGTGCGATGACGTTGTACGCCTGGCTTGGGGTGATACCGAACTCGTTGCACAGCTTGTTGCGAATCTCCTTTCGGCTGGTCCACGGGTTGGCCAGTTGCGCGCTGTAGCAGTAGCGGCATTGCATCACCAGTTCCTTGTATGACTTGGGGAGGCTGTCGAGGCCTTCGGCGTCGTCGGGCAGGTGCCGTCTCACTATGTCGTAGGAGTCCTCACGCATCGTCTTCGCTTGTCATTTGTTCGGACAGGTGCGCCAGCATCTCCTTGTTGGCGTCGGGGGAACCCGACACGGCGTATCGGCGCGTGTCGAATCGGAGCATGACTTTCGTCATGAGCCGTCCACGGTGGTAGGCGATGGAGAGCGGGTCCGAAGGTTTGTACTTGACTGTGTTTGCCAGCTCTTCCGCGTCCATCCCGATGAACCTGGCGATATCCTGCACCTCCATGAAGAGCGCTGAGAGCTCGAAAACCTTTTCGTCAGGGTCCAATCCGGTAAGACGATCGTAGAATTCCCTCGATGTCTCGTTTGATCCTGGCGATTTCTGCGGGTCTGTCTGTAGTGTAGTGGCACTCATTGCGGTAGTTCTGTGTTGCGTTGGCCGACGTTATTACGGCCAGTTGGTAGTTCTCGCCTTCGGAGAGGTAGGCCTTTGCGTGGCTGTCGGTGAGGAAGATGTCGTCGGCTACGTTCTGCAGCTGGTTGAGGAGCTGCCTGTGCCGGATCATCACGTCGCGGTCGAGCACGACGGTGACCCTGGCCACCTTCATCTCCGATCTTAGCTTGAGCAGCTGCCGCAGCCATCCGTCGGTCACGCTGTAGGAGAGCACCGTCACCCGGCTCCCAGGGCCCGTCAGCCCGACGATCTGCCGGAGCATGTTCATCGAGTTCTGGCGCGACACGCCGACGGTGTTGATCTCCAGTCTCTCTCTTTCCATAAGCGAAAGTAGCCGAGTTTCCCCGGCTACTTGCGACAGTAAGAAAGCATGGAATTCGTCAGAGGGCGATGCCCCTCTCGCGGAGTCGCTGTACGGTCTCGTCCTTGATTGACACTCCGTGACCAATGAGGGTATCGACCTTCTGTTGGATCTTGACCTTGTATTCGTCCGACCACTCCTTTTTCTTGAGGGCCTTCGACACGTAGGACCGGTCGTTGAACGGGTTGTAGTCCTCGTCCAGCGTCGGGGCTGAGGCTTGTGCCTTCACCCGTTCCATTTCCTTGTCGAACAGCTGCCAGCGTTCCTTGAGGGATTCCTGGTGCTCTATCAGCTTGCGTCGCCAGTCGGCGCGTCCCGCGTCGCTGTTGGCCTGTTTCATCTGGGCGTGGCAGTACTGGAGTTCCTTCCACTCGTCTCGGTTCTTCATCCACAGCTCCTTGAGCATGGGTGTCGGAAGGTCTTCGGGCTTGTAGGTCTCGTGGCGTTTGAGGTCGAGGAAGGTGACGATCTCGGCGTGTCCGCTTTCATCGGCTTGTCCCGAGGCCGGCTTGGCGTCGCCTTCCTTCGCCTTTTGGGGCTCATCCTTGGTGGCGGCAAGGCAGGCGGGCATGGGCCGGTTGCCCAGAGGGCGCAGGTAGGGGTTGTGTGCCAGCTTGGCCAGCTCGGATGCCAAGGCGCGCTTGTCGCGGCGGCGTATGATGTAGCTGTTGATGCCGCCGTTGGAGCTGTAGTAACAAAGGACGGCCACTCCGTCGTCGAAGGAGTAGTCGCCCTTGTTGATGAACTGGAGGACGGGGTTCATCACTCACCTCCTCCTTCGCCGCCGCCTTCACCGCCTTCGCCGCCTTCACCTCCTTCGCCGCCTTCACCTCCTTCGCCTCCTTCGCCGCCTTCTTCTTCGCTATAGTCGAAGCCTCTGTCCAAGGTCTCGGTAGCTCTGATGGTGCCGGTGGAGCAGTCGAGGGTGGTGCCGTCGTCGAGGACGAGCAGTCCCTTGTAGATGGGCAGCGCCTTGTAGTCGGGGCACTCGGCCTCGAACACGACGCCTTTGGAGGATCCCGCTGAGTCTCCCGATCCCACGTTGGGGGTGACGTCGGTACGGTAGAAGGGATGGCCGATGACGCGGTAGGCGCCGTCATGCCAGGCCACGAACACGCCCTCGCCGTTCACCACGGCGTTGGAGAGGGTGGCTGCCGGACCGGTGAGCTTGGGGAAGCGGAAGTGGAGCTTGTTGACGTACATCTTGCAGTCGCGCTCGCCGGTGGCCTCTGCGTCCAGCTTGCCTTCGCCCTGGGTGTTGTAGATCTTGATCCAGTGCGCGTTTTTCTGGAGGCCGAAGTCGCCGGTGTAGCCGTTGTATTCAGTCGCGTTCCTGGCTTCGGAGAGGTTGTCGGTGATGGCAGGCCAGGAGCGGATCTGGTCCGACGGGATGAAATAGAGGTACTTGCCGATGCCGGAGCCGTTGGCCTGGCCGATGGTGAAGGGTACGCTGGACAGTGCCAGGCATACGATCACCGCTCCTTTTCTATAGATTTTCTTCATGGTAGTCTCTTTTTTAGGTTGGATTGTTGTTTGTTTGAGTGAAGAGTGGGGGCTGTGCGCCCCCACTTCAGGTTCACGACTCGGTCGCCGTTGCGGTGAGATTGACGGTGAGGTCGATGTCGTCGGTGGCGTTGACGAAGCGGACGATGCCCTCGGCATCCTCCACGGCCGTTGCGCTGGTGAAGGTGACGGTCACGTCCTTGCCGTTCTCGGCGTTGGCGTCGGAAGCGGTGATGGCCTCCACGTTGCAGGAGTAGCCGATGCCGCTGATGTTGACGGCGGTGGAGCTGGTCAGGTTGTGGCCCTTGAAGTTCACCGTCATGGTCTTGGAGACGCCTGCCGTGGTGGTGATCTCTCCTTCCTCGGGATCGACGGAGGCGTACACCGATTCGTCGTGGAGGTTGTAGGAGGCGGTCATCAGGAAGCGGCTGTCAACGGAGGTGAAGTTGACGCCCATCCAGCAGTCGGTGAACATCTGGACGGTCTTGACGTTGTTGCCGTTGCGGAGGATGAAGTTGCCGGTGGCGTTCTCGCCGGTGCCGATGCCGTCGAGGCCGACGCGCATGTTCTTCTTGCCGTCGGTCAGGATGACGTAGCCCATGCCTTCCATGCCTGGGCAGCTGACCAGGCGGCACTTCTTCTCGGTACCGATGAGGTACTTCTGGGTGCCGTCGGTGTTGGTGTTGGCGTTGTTGAAGTTCTGGTCGCGGTACCACTGGTTGTAGAGCACCTCGATAATCTGGTCCTCGGCGAAGAGGTCGGCGCTCTTGATCTTGCGGTTGCGCTTCTCCCATACCAGCTGCAGCTTCACGCCGGCGTTGTAGCGGTTGATGCCGCCGAGCTGCATGTAGTTGCCCTTGGAGAGGGCGATGTTTCCGGCTGCCTTCTCCTGGCTGATGATGGTGGCGAAGCCGTCGAAGTTGGCCAGCGTGGTGGTGGCGTCCTCGTCGCGAACGCCCTGCCAGATGCACTCGTTGAGGCCTTCGGAGCAGGCCTTCATCTTGGCGACTGCGATCTTCTTCACCATGTCCTGGGTGATCATCGGGATCTTGTCGATGGGCTTGGAATAGACGGTGCGGAGGATGGGTTCCGGGTCGAACTCGGCCTCGTACTGGAGGTGGTGGGTCTCAAGGGTGCGTGCCTTGATGGGGGCCGCGTCGCTTGGGTTCCACGGGGTCTTGTAGGGCTTGTAGTTGCCCTCTTCGTCGATGACGCCTTCCACGTCCTTGCCTCTCAGGGGTTGCACGACGGTCATGTGCTTGATGGATTCCTGGATGAGGAGGTAGGGCATCTCAAGTGCCGTCTCGCGGTATCTGGTGCCGCTTTCGGCCAATGCTTGCGCAAGTTGGATTTGTTCTGCCATGGTTTCAGTGTTTTGAGTTGTTAGTTAGCGTAGTTCCTCGATGAGTTGTCTGCAGTACCCCTCGGGGTCGTCGTTGTCGCCCTTCTCGGCGATATGGTCCCCGTTGTGTGCGGCTTGCGCCGGAGGGGTAGGTCTGTTGTTCAGCTCGGCGATGGTCGCCTTGAGCGTGGCGATTTCCGCATCCTGTTCAGACACCTTGGTCTGCAGGGCGGCCTTCTCTCCGTTGAGGGTCTCGATGGTGGCGTTGGCCGTCTCGACTTCCGAACCTCTTTCGAGGGCGTTTTCGATGGCGTCCAGCTGTTCGGTGTTGAGGGTGGTGGTGCCGTCAACCATCACGAGGTCTTCGCAGGAGGGAATTGCTTGGATGTTTGCGTATCCTTCCATTTTTTGAATATTGATGTTGGACAATTCGATGACTTTGTCCACGGCGCTGTCGAAGTCGCCGATGGAGTCGATGAGTGTGCCGATGGCGTCCTTGGCGAAGTAGGTGCGTCCCTTGAGCTGCTCTTCCTTGGCCTGCGGGCGGTTGGCGCGGATGGCGGCCTTGAACCGCTCGTTGAGGGGGTTGAGGGTGTTTTCCTTGATCAGGTGGAAGTCTCCCTGGAGGGCGGCTTCGTACTCGCCGTTCTTCTCTTCGGAGCCGTCGGCGTAGATGCGAAGGCGGATGAATCCGTCGCTTTCCCTTACTTCCTTGGGCCATCCGGCAATCTGGACGAGGGTGCCGATGCAGCCGACCCTGTCCATCTCGTTGTGGGCTACGATGGAGTCGCAATAGCTTGCGGCGAACATGGCCGCGCTGCACATCAGCCCATCGACGTAGGCCACCACGGGTTTGTTGGCGGCGGTGATGGCCTCTGCGAGGTCGTCCACGGAGTTGGAGGCGCCGCCTCCGGAGTCCACCACGACGATGTGCCCGATCGTGGAGGAATCGGCGTCGGCCTCCCTGATCTTCTGTCCCAGGGTGCGGGTGCCGATCTGGCCGCAGTCGCCGTCCTCGCGCATCATGGTGCCCAAGAGGTTGACGACGTTCACTTTCTTGCCGTAAGGGATCCGGGTGGACTCCTTGTGTCCTATGGCGTAGCTTGCCACGGTCTCTTCCGGGGTGAACTCCAGTCCCTGGAGCAGCCCCACCAGCACCTGGCGGTTTGCGGCTGCGGTCTCGGGCTCGATCATCCAGGGTTCCCTGAAGATGGCGTTGAGGTATGAGAATCTTAGCATGTTCCTGGCTTTTTCCGCAAAAATCGGTCAGCCAGGCATTCAACCTATGACCGAAGCAGGCCGTGCTGGGTGTCGTAGTCCACCGTCATGGACAGCTCTCGGGTGTGCAGGTTGTCGTATGCATCCTTGGTGACCAAGGTGGCTGGATCGGCTTCGGTGCCTATGGTCAGGTGTCTTCCGTCAACCGTCCACACGTGTACCGCCATCTGTCTTCCCGAGTATCTTTCGCCCAAGGCGACGTCTTCGTCGCGGCGAACCGTCGCCGCCAGCGATATGTGGTAGAAAGGACCGTTCTCATCGACCGTGAGTTCTTCGGAGAGCTCCGAGGCTTCCTGGTCGATGGCCTTGAACATCTTGCCGGTGAATTGCATCTCGTCTTCGTCTGTTGACACTGACGAGCCCGAACTTGACAGGGCTCTCATCTCCTCTTCGCTCTCGACGATGACCCATTGGTTTCCGGTGTTCGATTCGCCGAACGGGACGAATCCAAGTTTGTATATTCCTACTTTTGCCATGTTTTTTTTCGCGACTTTTATTTCTATTATTTTCTTTACTTCCGTGGTTTGTTTTTACGACATATATTTCTATAAAAACTAATACAGCAGCGGCGAGAAGAGGTAGCATTCGTTTTCCTCGTTGTGTCGGTACCAGTCCCTTGTGAGGGAGGTGACCAGCTTCTCGTCCACGTCGATGTGGTACTTCATGAGGAAGGAAACCACGCCGCTCTTGACCATGTTCTTCTTCTCCTCCGTCTTTGTCTCCTCTTGCCGTTCGATGTATGCGTCCATATACACGCGGAACGACTGCTTGAAGGAGTTGGCCAGGAACCTGCGCACGACGGCCTCCCCTTGTGGAGTGATGGAGTAGCGGAACATGGTGTAGCAGTAGTACACCCTTTCGGTGGCCGAGCTGCACGTCTTCATCTTTCCGGGCAGTTCGAAGTGCACGGGAAGGAAGCCCTCTTCCGTCTCCCTGTCCGGGTCGTTGCTGGGCAGGAGCTCCAGGTAGGGTGCGATCACCCTGGTCAGTGTGCGGCCGTTGCGCAGAGGCACCGTGTCGGACCCGAAGCTTTGCACGATGTACCTGTGCAGGTATGGCTGGACGTTCACTGTGATGTTGTTTCTCATGGCAAAAGTATTTGTTGTTTTTCTATTTATTGGGACTTGCGGTTTACATGGTTTTTCGGTGAAAAAACTATTCAGCTTCTCAACCCACGTTTTTTTTTGACTTTTTGACATAAATTTTGGCATAATTGATTTTCAGCGGTTTAGCCGTGTCAAAATTGAAAAACCCCGTTTTTGGCATTTTGACATTGATTTTGTAACTTGTTGATTTTCAATTATGTCAAAAATAGCCCAATCCATGTCAAAAATTTTCGTGGTTTTTCGTTTTGACAAATTTTTGACATAAAATAAATTATTGGTTTTCTGTCTTTTATAACTCTCTATGTCAAAATGTCAAAATGTCAACGAAGAAAAAGAGTGGTCGTTAGCTGGAAAAATTTCAAAGAGCGAAAAAAAAATATGCCTTCGGCCGCGTCAATACGGAAGGCCGTCGTCAAACTGGCATTTTGTGTCGTCCAGGTCTTCTGTGGACTTGTTCTCTATGTAGAATCCATAGACGAACTTGCCGCTTGGATCCTTGAAGCGGATCTCGTTGCGGTCCCGTTCGGTCTTGGTCATGTTCACCCGCAGGCTGTCCGGGATATAGACGTAGCCGCGCACCTTGCACCATCCCTGCAGCTTCTTCTTGAACTTGTTTGGAGTGACCCATGCGAGTTCCTTGGAGTTGAGGGTGGCCTTCCATGCCTGGTAGGCCTCGTCCTTGTTGATCTCCTTGTTGAAGCGACTTTCGCCGATCTGGTCCTGCTCGAACCATTGGTCGGCCCAGTTGATGAAGTCGAGGCCGATGTTGGCCTTCATCTGCCTGAGGGCGATATCCGGCATGTCGGGATCTACGAGTCCGTACTTCATGAAGGTGCGGACGTTCTGGAGCATGAAGTTGTAGAAGGTGTTCATGTCCTTCTCGTCGTAGTCGGTGATGAGGTTGCGCCCGAACTCGGTCAGAGGCGAACGGAGTGCGGTGCCGGCTTCCTCGTTGGGCGAATGGTAGTAGTCGCTGAAGCTGACGAAGTGGATCCTTCGCTTGAGCGAACCTCCGAAGCGCTTGATGGCGTGGTTGGAGGTAAAGCACAGCTTGGGCGACTTTTCGTAGGGGATGATGAACTCGTCGCGGTACTTGGGGTTGACGATCATGTTGCCCGTGATGTTGTTCAGGAACGAGTTCATGTCGATGGAGCTGGCCAGGTCGTCGATGGTCACCAGGTCGGTGTCGAAATCGACGCGCTGGAAGAGGAAGTCCCAGTTCTTGTTCTTCATGTCCTGGCCGTCGATATAGACGCTGTGCCTCATGCCCTTGGTGCAGGTCATGAAGATCGACTTTCCGGTACCGCCGTTGTGTTGGCCCTCGTCCTCTTCCATGACGTTGGTCTCGAGGCAATAGACCGCCTTGGGCACGCCCGGGTTCTTGTATTTGGTAAGCAGATATCCCAGGGTTGTCACCTTGTTGAGGAAGTTGGTGTTGACCGAGTTGCGCTCTCCTGGTTCCAGGTCGCTGTGGTTGGCCTTGGCTTCGGCTTCCTCCCTCCAGTACTTGTTGCCCGTGTTATAGACGTATCGGATGAAGTCGAAGTCGGACACGCCTTCCAGTTGATACAGCTCATTGGCCTTTGACAGTTTGTCAATTGCGTTCTGCCATACCAGCCAATCGGGGGAAGCGGGGGGATTGGAATCCCGGTTGTCGATGGCCCATTGGCCGGACTCGGTAAAGGCGACGCTGTACAAATCCTTTGTCATCCGCAGGTCGTGCTGGATCACCTTGTGCTTCAGCACGTAGTACGGGCATTTGTCGGGCTTTACCGTCTCGATGCCTGCGGCGGTGACCCTCACGATGCAGTTGCGGAAAAAGAAATACTCCGCCTCCGACGTGTAGGCGTCGAGATCCACGACGGTGCTGTCGAGGTTCTTGAGCGACTCCAGGTTGATCTGTTTGGAGCGGTGTATGCAGTTCTCGAGGGTCACGCTGTAGTATTCGGTGTTTTCGGTGATGAAAGAGATCAGGAACTCCTTCACGCGCGACACCATGTCGTCGTCCTTGATCACCTCGACCACCTTGCCGTCGATGTGGACGAACACCCAGCTCCCAGCAGAGTTGGTGGTCATCTTGTGGAACCCGTTGGCCTGAAGGAAGCGGTAGAGGTGTGCGTTGGATATCTCGAAGGTGGTGCGGCCGTTCTTGTCGGTGGCCTCGGTCCAGAAGCGCAGCGGCTTGGCCAGCTTGACAAGACGGTGCTTGAACTCCTTGTAAGGATCGATGTAGCCCTTCTTGTAATACATGCAGAAATCCTTGATGTCCTTGCACCTTTTCTCGCGGCCGTCCTTGTCCCGCTTGCCGGTGCGCCATTCTCCGAGGTCTGCCGGTAGGCTGATCACCTGGATGTCGAGGTTCTTCAGCGCGAGGTCGCAGGCGTTGCGAATGCCGGTCTCGTCTGCGTCATAGAGGACGTAGAGGTTCCGCGTGAGCTTAAGTAGCCGCCGGATGGTGTCATGGCCGATGGGTTCGGACTCCGAGTTCGGCCAGCATACGATGTGCCCGGCTCGATAGACGTTGAGGGCGTCGGACGGGCCGCTGCATATCGTGAGGGCTTCCCATCGCTCGTCCTTCTCCTGCTCGTCGATGTAGCCGTCCTCGTTTTCCTTGGCCTTCTTGCCGCCGGAGAATTCGGGGACGTGAGGGAACTCGCCTTTCAGCGCCTTCTGCCATGCTTCCTGGAACACGTTGCAGCCGAACAGGTAGTGGTCGGGTTTCTTTCCGTAGTACATGAACCGGACCTCGCCGAAAGGCTGGTAGATCTTGCCCCAGTCGCCATAGTCGTAGAACATGATGGGATAGTCGTCGGTCGATTCCACCTTCCAGGACGTTTCTCCGTCCTTGGTGGCGTTGATGTATCCGTCGAGTGGTTTGAGGTTGAACTGGTCGCAGGTCTCCTGGGTTATGCAGGGGTTTCCGTTGCGGTCGGCGGCTCCTAGGCATAGAAGTTCCTTTTTGGTGAACCTGCCGGAGGGGCGAAGGATGATCCGCAGTTCCGTTGACGGTGCCACCTTGGTCATCTTTGCCCCGTATGACTGTTTCTTTCCTGGTTCTGTGGCGAGGCCTGTGCCGCATAGCTTGTCGATGTGTGCCACGGCATCCTTGAACTCCAGGTGTTCACGCTCCATCACGAAGTCGATCATCGACTTGGCCTTGTTGTCGGATCCGCCGTGGTCCTTGATCATCCACTTGCCTCCGCTGATGAAGATGCTGGCCGACGGGTGGTCGTCGTCGTCGCGGAGCTTGACCAGGTTCGACTTCTTGCCTGGGTCGAAGTCGGGGAAGTAGGCTTTGAACAGATCCGCGCCTCCGTTGGTGGCTTCGTACAGTTTCTCAATGTTGACCATAGTGTTCGGGTTTTACAAGGTGTCCGTCGGCATACCAAAGGCTGAAATCGACAAGGCAACCCGGTTCATCCACGGGGGCGACCTTGAAATAGAAGTTGCCTATGCGTTCCTCGAATCCGCGTTCGGTGATCTTGACTTGCTTGCCCCGGAAGGCTTCCGTCGGGAAGCTGTCCGATGTCAGTACCGTCTCTCCGATCTCGAAGGGGAAGGGGCTCTTTTTCTTCAGGTCGCCCTCTTTGGTCACCTTGTAACGGAACTTTTTGTATTTGTACACGGCGTTAACGCCGCAGCAGTTCTTTGCTTTCTTGCCGCTGCCGCAGGGGCAGGGGTCGTTGCGTCCGACTTTTGTTTCCCGGCGAAGGGTGCCGCTTTCGGCATCGGGTCCGGCGAAAACCATTTTCGCCTCCAGTTTTTTCTTGCTCATGTCTTTTTCGGTTTGAAGTGTTCAAAAAACTCTTGGAGTTCCCGCTGGAACTCCTGGCATCGGAACTTGTATCGTTCCTGTTGTTGGTAGTATTCGACGCGCTCAAGGTCGGTCATTGTTTGGAAGGATTTCCTCTTTAAGCTTCTTTTCAATTTCACTATTGGCTTTGCCAATGGCTCTTCGCACCCAGTTCGTTTGTGGATAACCGGCTTTTGTTTTGAAGTTTACATAAACAGTGGTTGAAACTTTAAATTCAGATTCGCTAATTCTATCGACAAACCGGTGCTCCATTTCTATGTGCTTGAATGCTTTCTTTAGCTTTCGGGGCACTTTTGCTTTCCTGCGGAAAAGCGATCTGAATCTATGATTTGTTTTTTGGGGTACCTTGAGCGTGAAGGTTTTGCGAAACACGGTGGGCGTAGCCGTGTCTTCTTGCATGGTATCGGTTGGCCATTGCATTGGTGCTTGTAGGGGTTCTGGGTTCATTTTGTCTTTTGGGATGAACACGAGTAAGTCAAAAGGTTTTTCTTCCATGGTTATTCTCATTCTATTTTTGGAAATTTCATAAAGGCCACCCAAAAGGTTTTGCCGCGACGGTGGCCGAATAGCGGCTTTTGGTCTGTAAGTGCCAGGACTGTTTTCAACTTCAGTTGAGTTTCAGCCCACTTGAAAATGAGAACGCCGTAAGGTTCCAGTACACGGAAGCACTCACTGAAGCCCATAGACAGCTCCGTCTTCCAATCTTTGTTGAGGATGCCGAAACGCTTGTATAGGTTGGCTGCCTTGCCAGCCCAAACAAGGTGTGGCGGGTCGAAGTCAACCATTTTGAAAGACTCGTCGGGGAAAGGCATGGCGGTAAAGTCGCCGATGGTGTTCGGATGGACGATGCAAAGCTGACCGTCCGACAAAGTACACTCCTCATCGCGGATGTCCATAAACTCCACGAAAGGATTGTCCTTGTCAAACCAGAACATCCGGCTACCGCAACATGCGTCTAATATGGGTTTGCCGTCAGTGATCATTGCTCAAAACCTTCCAAATTCAATGTTGTTTGGTTATATTCCATGGCAGCAAATTGTAGCTTTACAAAAGCGGCCTCTTTAAGATATTCACCAAACCGCTTTTCCTGGGCATCGAAGTATTGTTTGTCAATCTCAATGCCCATGAAATCGTATCCAAGCGAAGCGGCAGCAATTCTGCTGGAACCCGAACCAAGGTGAGTGTCAAGAATGGAGTCGCCAGGCTTGCAGAATTTCTGCATCAGCCACAAATAGAGTTTCACCGGCTTTTGTGTCGGATGGATTCTTTCAACATCGTTTCTTCCTCCAGTGGAACCGATGCGGACTATCTTTGACGGATAGTCAAAGGAAGTCCAGGCATACTCCACTTGAGAGAAGTTCTCAAGGGCTTGAAGTTTGTCCCAACACACAAAGCATCTTGTTGGTGGCAATCCAAAATAGTTGCCGCCAAAAATGATTTGGTTCTTGCTGACGCGGAACAATTCTTCAAAATAAGCCCTTGATGGCGGGTTCAAGTCCCAATCAGTATTCATGGTGACAAAGGCACTGTTAGCATAATGCCCGCCTCCTTTATCGAAGCGGTTCCGCTTCAGCCTTGATGCTGTACTCTTGTATTTGCCCCAACTGCCCATATTCATATTGGGCGCATTGATGCCGTATGGTGGATCCACAATGGCCAAGTCGAAGGCATTGTCACCGAGTGTGGCCATGTAGGCCATGCAATCCATATTATATGTGGTGCTGGCACTCATCCTACTCTCACGCAATTAGCTAATGTCTCGCAAAGCTGCCTGGCCATGCCGACCTCGACAGCGTTGCCGATGTATTTCTTTTGTTCGGACTGGGTTCCGACCAGTATATAGTCGGTCGGGAAGCCCATGATGCGTTTCAACTCGTCCACCTTCAGCATACGCATACAGATGTCGATGATGCCGTACATGGCCATGAACTCTTTGATGCGGCGGGTCATCGGCGTGTCATCCTCGAAGATGGCTATGCCAAGACCTTCCTTGGTGGTGATGAGGTAAGGCGGCATCTTATCCATCCTGGCGATCAAAGTGAAGCATGGACTGTCGATGCTACCACCTGCGCTGTCGTATTGTGGATTCATCAGGTATTGGTGAACCGATACCAGTTTCTGTTTCGGGATGGCCAACAAAGCCGGATTGGGCTTTTCGATGCTGGAGAGCTGCCCGCCACCGCTGTACTCGTTTTGGTAGAATTGGATTGTCGTTAAGCCAAAACGATCCTTTTGTGTCTGTGTCGGAGCAGGTTCCTCGATGGAGCGGTTGAATCCGTTTCCGTAAAAAGCCGTGACAAAAGACTGGTTACACTTGCAAGTGAGTGTTCCAGCCGGTTTGTCGATGCTGGTGTTTTTGCTGTCAGGGTCGCCGCTGAAGTGCTTGGAGAGGAACTGCACCTTGGCGATACCAAGACGGTTCTGACACGCGATGGTCGGACTCGGCTCGTCGATACTTGGAGCAACATACTTTTTGGTCTTCTGGTTGACGGAGTTCCACTTGACAAAGAACGCATCCTTGCCACCTGCGACGAACTTGATCAGTCCGGAATAAATCCGTTCAAGGGTCTTTTCGCACAACGGCTTCTGCCTGGTGAAGATGCTCTGGCCTTCGTCGTCGAGGTCGAGCACTTCACGGACTGGCCGCCATTTCTTGTAAAGCACCTCGCCGAAAGCCTCGAAGCCCTCATTACCATTTTTGGCGAAGGTGGCCAAGGGGAACACAATCGGCAAGCCTTTCTTGCCGAATATGGCAAAGAAGCGTTTGCGGGTAGTGTAGGCCCCGAAGTCGGCGGCATTCAGGATGCGGTGGTCGAAGTAGTAGCCATAACTGCGGACATGGTTCACCCACGCAATGAAGCTGCGCCCTTTGTCGCGGCTGATAGGGTGGCCGTGTTCGTCCATGTCGCCCCAGCTCATGAACTCCTCCACGTTCTCAATCTGAATGTAATCCGGATTGAGGCCTTCGATGTATCGAAAGAGGTGTTCGGCAAGGGTGCGACTGTCGGCATCACGCGGCAAGCCTCCCTTGGCTTTGCTGAAGTTGGTGCATTCAAGCGAAGCCCACAGCACCACCTTCGCGCCTGGATATTGCTGGCGGCACTTTTCGAGATGTGCGGCCAAGGGTGCAATTTCGAGGGTGCGGATGTCCTCGGTATAGTGGACAGCCTCGGGATGGTTGGCGGCATGGCTGGCGATGGCGTTGGCATCGTGGTTGACGCAGGCAATCACCTTGGCGCATTTCTCTCCGCCGATGCGGGCAGCTTCCACGCCGGTTGTGGTACCGCCTGCACCACAGAAAAGATCTATATATAGGAGCTTGATCATTATTATTGGTTTTTGTGTGTATATAATATGTAAGCCGGTTTCCACTCTTACACGGAGCAGGCCGCTTTTGGTTCGTCTGCTTTTACGGCATTCGCAGACAGAAACCCGGTTGAGTCCGTCATAGCCTTGCTTCACGGTTTGTCTATGGGCACAATGGCGGCAAGTATGGCCATCCATCACGGCTCGGATGCGCTCGTCGGTAAATTCTTCCGGTGGAAACAGGAAACCGTCCATGGTGTCAGTCTTTTGTCCACATGTTCCTATAGTCAGGATCGATGATGCATTTCTGGCCGAAGCAGTTTATTGCCTGGCGGTTGCCGAGGTAGGTAGTCAAGGCTTCCCAACGTCCCCGATGCTCGTTATAGCAGAGACATTCAATTCTTCCGTGTTTGTTGGCAAGCTCGTCGCCTTTTTTCCGGGCTTCTGTGAAGGTGCATTCTATTTCAAGAAGCTCATTAAACCCTTGTCTAAATATGAATTTGTTCTTCTCGTTCATGGCTATTTCATTTTGATGATGAAGACTTCGTGGTCCGGTGCGCCCCATTTGCGGAGTCCGATGCCGCGGCTTATACTTTTTATTTCTTTTAGCATTTTTCTCTTGGTATAGCCTCGGTGTAGGCGGACGTGTGTGTAGTTGCTGGGCACATTGGCTTTGCAAGATGGCAGCTGACAGTTGCAGTCGATGTTGCAGACATTGATTCCGTTGGATCGTTTCACTGATCCATATTTGCAGATGCGTGCGCACCAGTATGGGGTTTCCTCTCTGTACTCATCCGGCTTTTCGCCGCTCTCAATCATATCGTACCATTGGAAGCAAAGATGGAGATCGAGGATTCTCATGTTTCGTCCTCCATGATTTCGACTTTGAAGTTGTCTTTTAGATAGGCGAAAAGCACCTCTTTATATAGCCCTTTGGGGTTGCGATATTCGAGCATCCATGACCGGATGGTTTGTATGGAATTTTGGCATTTTTCTGCCATCTCAATGAGAATTCTGTTGCGCACGGCCACTTCTTGCGACTCCCAAAACTCTCTTAGTCTCATTTTTTTTACTTTCATTTGGTTTTTATTTGTATTTTCGTTTGAGTTTCCATTTGCAAAAGTAAATCTTATTTTCTAAATAGCAACTATAATTTCTCTAAAAGTTATCAACAAAATATTTAAATAAATGAATTACAATAAATTAAAATCGCTTCTTGCGGAAAGAAAAATTAAAGTTGCTGATTTTTGCAAGCAACTACAGATTACACGTCAGGGACTTCAGAAGAGTCTCAACAACGGGCTTTTACCATACGACAAGGTGCTTCAATGCTGTCGTTTGCTTGACGTGTCTCCTAATGATTTCTTTGAATGGGCTGATGCTACTTTGGGCAACGGCAACTATGCCGCCAATATTACCGGCGGCAACACTCAAAACTCGAACGAAGCCATTTTGGCATTGAGATCTGAGCTGAAAGAAAAAGGCGCCATTATCAAAGAGAAGGACAAGCAAATCAATCGACTTCTCACTATTATAGAGAGGAACAGGTTGAAGTGAAAACGGCGCAGAATCGGCGAAAAACTTCAACTATTGCTTCCTTAACAAATTATTAACAACCTGATCTTCAAGGAGGCGAGAAGTCGGAAATAATGGGTTGCTGGTCACTGGTTCGAGTCCAGTACGTCCCACAATCGAGACGCTAACCCTTGCGTTTCAACGATTTACAAGTCCGTCGGTCAACGACGGGCTTGGACAATCGGCGCAAAAACGGCGCATAATTTCTGACACGGTTTTCCTCTTTGGGGATCTCTCCAAAGAAGAAAAAAAATGTCTGTCACTCAACCCGATTTTTCCAAAGTCAAGTTAAACTATCTTCCTGCGACATTGCGTCATACAGCGCATGGATGGACCATCGAGTATTCCGTGCTCGATCCTTCCACCAACGCCATGCAGCGCAAGGTTGCAAAGATGAACCGTATCCGCAACAGGTTTGGGAAAATCTCCGACTTCAAGGCCTACTGCAACCACATCGTCTGCGACCTGAACACCAGGCTCGCCGGAGGATGGACGCCATTCGGCGAGCAGCAGAATTCCCGACTCTTCACTCCAATTGAAGCGGTGCTTGACGACTATCTTGGCGAAAAGGCCAAGGAACTCCGTCCCGACACCGTTATCAACTACCGTTCCTTCTGCAAGTGCATGAAGGATTGGGTGGGGAAGGTGTGTCCGAACGCCCAGTGCGGCATGTTCAACAAGGTTCTGGCCGTCCGTTTCATGGATCACATCTTGAACGAGAAAGGCCTGACCGGGCGTTCCTACAACAACAAGCTGAAGCAGGCGAGAGCCTTCTTCTCGTGGGCTGTCGAGAAGTGCTATTGCAAGGAGAATCCGTTCGCGTCGATGAAGACGAAAAGGGAGGAGGCAAAGCGCAGGATCCTAATTCCAGCCGACACGAGGGCGATGATAACCGGTTATTTCGAAGCGAACAACCCCAATTATCTCGTCCTGTGCCGGCTGGTCTTCAATGCTTTGGTGAGGCCAAAGGAAGTGTGGAGGCTGAAGGTGGCGGACATCTGCCTTGAAGACGGCTACATCCTGGTAGGCGAGGACAAGTCAAAGACGCACTTCAGCCGAATTGCGGCGCTGACTCCGCAACTCATCAAAGACATCCGCACTATGATTGTGGGGGCGAAACCCTCGATGTACCTCTTCGGCCACGGCTACAAACCCAATGCGAAGCCCATCCGTTACAACAATTTCCGAGAAGACTGGAATAAGATGAGAATCGCATTGGGTTTGCCCGACACCATGCAACTCTACAGCCTTCGCGATACGGGGATCAATGAGATGCTGAAATGCGGCATAGACCCGCTCACAGTCATGCAGCACGCCGACCATCACGATCTTTCGATGACCACGCGTTATGCCAACCATGTCGATCCTCACCTGGTGGATATCATCCGGACGAAGGCTCCTAAGTTTTAACCAAATTCAAGTCTCATGATCAAGAAAATCAGGTACAAGCTGGTGTGGAACCGAAGCGGTTGCCTTAACCAGCGGGGAGAAGGCCTCGTCCAGATCGAGGCCGAGCAGCAGCGGAGGAAGATCTACTTCTCAACGCACACCTATGTCAAGCCTGAGCAATTCACTCACGGCTGCATCGTCAACTCAGTGAACGCCGACGGGCTGAACTTTGCCCTCTATTCCATGATTAGGGAGATAGAGGGCGTCGAGCTCGACTACATCAAGAAAGGTGTCGAAGTAACTCTTCCGCTCCTGAAGGAGGCAGTGAGGTCGCACCTCAGCCCATCGGCCAAGCTGACCGACTTCGGCAACGAGGTGGTCGGGCAAAGCGAGCGCAACATCCTTACCAAGCAGAACTACAAGACCCTTTTCAACAATCTTGAAAAGTTCAAGGCAGGGATGCGTGTCACCGACATCGACTACCAGTTTGTAGTGTCCTACGACAAATGGCTGCGTGACAGCGGCATCGCCCACAATACACGGATCAGCCGCTTGCGGTTGCTGCGTGCCGTGTTGAATGAGGCTAAGAACCGCGACATCATCAGCACCAACCCCTTTGAGCGCTTCAAGATCCAGCAGATGGTGTCGAAGAAAGGTTACATCACCAAGGAGCAGCTTCACGCCCTCGAAGGCATGAAGTTGAAGGGCTACGATGAAATCGTCCGTGACGCCTTCCTGGTCGGTTGCTACACAGGCCTGCGATTCAGCGACATCACGGCCTTGCGTCAGACGCACATCAAGGATGGCTGGCTCGTCATTGCCATGCAAAAGACGAAATTCACGGTGGAGATCCCCATCGGACAGCTGTTCGATGGCAAGATGTTGCGTATCGTCGAGAAGTACGGCGGCGACATCGGAAGGCTGGCGAAGAAGCTGGGACCCAACGCCACGGTCAACAGGACGCTTCGCGGCTTGCTCGATGCTGTGGGTGCGGATGCCAAGACTACCTTCCATAGCAGCCGGCACACGTTCGCAACCCTTCTTGGACAGCAGGGCGTTGACATCACGGTGGTCTCGAAGCTGCTTGGCCACACCAAGCTGCAGACCACGGAAATCTATCGTGAAGTCAATCGTGAAGGCATAGAGTTGGCATTGGCCAAGGCAAGGAAATAAGCCACACGACTTCCTGCTCCCTTGTTCAATGGTCGGTTTCCGGCCATTCAGGGCTTCATGTGCCTATTCAAAGCCTCAGAAACATCGCGCGTGCGTGAAGGAATTTGGGATATGAGGAATAATTCGGGAACAATTATTCGCAGAATTGAAAAAGAACACGCCGCAAACCATTGTGGAATCACGGTTTGCGGCGGTTAATCAAGTCCGAATTAAGATAAAATATTTGCCTATCCTTGCACTATATAGGCAAGAATAGGCAAATGTGGGTGAAAAAATCCGGCCTTTAGTTGGCCAGATCTGCGGGGTTCCAGATCTTCAAAGTGCCGCTCGCATTCTTCGCTGCACACTGGGTGTAGCTGACGTTGGCGGTGAATGCGATTGTCAGCGGAGACTGGCTCGTTCCGGCAGTTCCGTTGAGGATCTGAGCGTTCTGCACATAGGAATTGCTGTTGCTACCGCCCGTCACGCTGCAATACTGAACGCCGTCGAATACAGTGAGTTGTCTGCAGTAGTTCCCGAACGTGTTGTTATTACAACCGTTCCCGAATGTATTTCTGTAACAGTAGTTCCCGAACGTGTTTGCGCCGCAATTGTTCCCGAACGTGTTGCTATTACAACCGTTCCCGAATGTGTTGCCGTAGCAACTGTTCCCGAATGTATTGTAGTAACAATCGTTCCCGAATGTGTTGTAGTAACATTCGTTCCCGAACGTGTTTTCGCTGCAACCGTTCCCGAACGTATTTGTGTTGCAACTGTTCCCGAATGTGTTGCCGTAGCAATCGTTCCCGAACGTGTTTTCGTAGCAATAGTTCCCGAACGTGTTGTATTGGAAGTAGTTCCCGAATGTATTGTTGTAACATTCGTTCCCGAACGTGTTCCATCTGAAACCGTTCCCGAATGTGTTGTTGAAGCAGAAGCTTCCAAAGGTGTTGTAGCAGCAATAGTCTCCAAACGTGTTGTTGAAGCAAACGCTACCGAATCTGT